TGTAATCTGTATATTTCTATGAGCGCCTCACTGGGAAGCCGGTGGGGCGTTTGCCGTTCCCCAGCCAGAAAGCGAACCGTCCACACGCTCCAAACAGAGGGCGACGAGGCTTCACGGCTGGGGTCACTATTGGAGTTACGAATGAATGCGGACGCCAGAATGCAACGAGAAATGGTCGTCCCAGAAGGCGCAAAGGTGCAGCACATGCGCAATGTCGCATCGACCCGCGCCAATGTCGCATCAGTTTTGATTGCCATGGACAGGGATTCCACCGCCGAACTGCTGATGCCATGGGATGACGCCAAGCGCCTTGGGTTTGTTGGCTGAACATTTGAACAATTAGGAGACGCTTCATGAAGCGCATCATCACAGTATTGGCGCTGCTTCTGGTGGCGTCCACCGCGTTTGCCGGGGAAGTCATCTTTCGCCCCGGCGCGACGTTTACGATTGATTCAAACCCTTACGCCTCGACGGCGGCGACCACAGTGCCGACCTCGCAGATTCGCACGATTCGCGTTCTTTCGACCACCGACGTTTTCTTTAATGTCGGAGTGAGTCCGAACGCAAGCGCGGGCGTCACCCACATGTACGTCCCCGCCTTCACGCCTGAATATCTGAACATCGGCGCGGGCGAGCAGGTTGCGGTGTTCTCCGTGTCATCAAGCGGCACTGTGTACGTGACGGAGATGCTCCAGTAATGGCCATTATGGGCGGCAATATCCGGCGTGGTGGGTTGGTGCAGAAGTACCAGCTTTACCGTGGCGCTGGTGAGCCATCGGCCTATTACGACTACGCGGGCAGCGAAACATTAGACGACGCCGTTGTGCGTGGTGGCCCGCATACGTTCGAGCGTTCCAGTACGGCCAATTATTTCGACGCTGGTGGCGTTCTCCAGTCTGCCGCCATCAATGTTGCCAGGTTCAATTACGTTTATGACGGTTCAGTGTGGGTCAACAAGGGCCTGCTGGTGGAGGGGGAGAGTGCCAACAGCCTGACCTACAGCCGGGACTTTTCTAACGCGGCGTGGCTGCATACAGCCGCGGCGTCAGTGTCTTCCGGCGTCAGTGTCGTTGATGGTGCCACAAGAAACATTGTTCTGACTGACGACAGCGGTGCGGCGCGGCTTAACAAATACATAAATACATCCTGCCCTAACGACAGCAACGTGAACCTGTTTTCGCTAAGGGTTCCAAAGACCTCTGGTGCGAGCCACTTCCCGATGATGCAGGCGCTACTCACGGGGGGGACCGCACAGCAGGTGGTAGCCATTCTCGACACGGATACAGGTGTAGTCACCGCCATTACAGAGACAGGCACAGTCACCTCTCAGGCTGAAGACTTTGACGATCACTGGCTGTGGTGGTCAACAGTGCTGAATAATTCCACGGGCAACACCACCGCGCGTATGCTTTTGAACCCTGCTGGGTCTACCAACGGCACGACATTGGATAACGCAGCGACAGGATCGACTGCGATGGACTATGCCACGATTGAACTCAACACCTCCACCCCCACAACCCCCATAGAAACCGTCGCCAGCGCGGTGACGCGGACGGTGGATGACGTGACGCGGGCAACGACAAGCCTTCCTGGCACAATTCTGCTCAAGGGCCGCACTGCTCCATCAATCGGATCAACCGATCAGGTGGTTGCGCAGTGGGATGACGGAACCGAAGACAACCGTGTGACGGTGTTGCGCCGTGGCAGTTCCACGCAGGGCGAGATTGCCGTGCAGGTAGTGGACGGCGGTGCATCGCAGGCTGACTTTGACAGTGGTGCGACGATTGCCGATGACACGGATTTCGCGATTGCGTTGCGTATCTCTGCCAGCGACTTCGCTGCATCTCTGGATGGTGCTTCGGTTGCTACGGACGGCGCAGGCACACTGCCATCGGGCATCACGACATTTCGCGCCGGGGATAATGTGGCGAACACCAAGACGTGGGGCGGTTCTCTGGCTGTTGTGGGCGAATGGACTGCCGCTCTGTCAGACGACGCACTCGCGGGGTTGTCGTCATGAGAGTAGACCTCGCCTTTCCCAATCGTGCGGCGGCAAAGCAAGTCTTCGAGGCCCACGGCTTTGTGTTCGACACCACGGACGAGAACGGCAATCCGTTTGAACTGAAAACCGTGCGCCATCCAAATGGTTCGTTCCTGATGCTCCGCGCCCAAATCTTCGGACGCCCCACGCCTTCGGGTGAGGTGGACGAGGACGGGCTGCCCATCATGAACCCCGGCGCGGTCATGCGATCCCGCAAGGGTAGGGAATGGCACGTTGACGCCTACCTGACGGGCGATCTGATTGAGGTCACGGGATACGACGAAGACGAGAACCCGATCTGGGGCGGTGCCCTGCTGGACGCCCTGGCTGATTACATCGTCACGATCCCAGAGGGTACGCCCCCGGCGTTTGTTGTCGCAGGTGTTGGATAAACCGACCAAGTTTCGTTTTGAAACAGTCACATAGGAGCCAATCTCATGGCCGCTTCGGCAACCCCATCCAAGGGACCGAAAGGCGATAAAATGATGCGCGATGCTTTAATGGTCGCGCTGAAACGTCCTTCAACCCAAGACCCCGACCGAAAGAACTTCGCAATCATCGCAGAGCGTGTCGTTGACATGGCCCTGGGTGACGACCGCGAAATGATCAAGCTGATCTTTGAACGAGTGGACGGCAAGGCCATTCAGCCTGTTGAGGGGTCAGGGACTGACGGCGAATTTGTGTTCAGGTGGCTCGGTGGTTGAGATCGTCATCCCGTATGACCCACGGGAACACCAGGCCGAAGTCCACAAGGGGCTAGAGCGTTTCAACGTGCTGGTTTGTCACCGCCGCTTCGGCAAGACCGTTGCGATGGTGAACGAGCTGATTATGCGCGCGCTGAAGGACGGCAAGAAAGACGGGCGCTACGGTTACATTGCACCATTTTACAAGCAGGCCAAGACGGTCGCGTGGGACTATCTGAAGCATTACACGGACCCCATCCCCGGCAGGGTGTTCAACGAAAGTGAATTGCGCGTTGACTTCCTGGGTCAGCGTATCCGGCTCTTTGGCGGCGACAACCCGGACGCCTTGCGGGGTATCTATCTCGACGGCGTGATTTTGGACGAATATGCCGAGATGGACCCGAGGGTGTGGAGCGAGATCATCCGCCCCGCCTTGAGTGACCGCAAGGGCTGGGCGGTGTTCATCGGTACGCCGAAGGGCAAGAACGCCTTCTATGACATCTACCAACACGCCCTGAAGTCTGAGGGCTGGTTGGGCGCGATGTATAAGGCGTCTGAGACTGGGATTGTTGATGCCGCTGAACTTGTCGATGCAAGGGCGGTCATGACGCCTGACGAGTACGAGCAGGAATACGAATGCAGCTTTGAGGCCGCAATCAAGGGTGCTTACTACGGCCCACAGATGGCATTGGCTTCTGAGCAGGGGCGCATTGGTTCTGTGCCGTATCAGTCCGAGTTTGCGGTAGACACGTTCTGGGATTTGGGCATTGACGACAGCACGGCCATTTGGTTCGTGCAGTACGCCGGCAAAGAGATCCACCTCGTCGATTACTACGAGAACAACGGGGAGGCCCTGGCGCACTACGTCGGTGAGATTGAAAAGCGGGTGAACAAGAACGGTTGCAGGATGGGCGACCTGATCCTGCCCCACGACGCAAGACAGCGGGAACTGTCAACCGGCCTCACGCGACAGGAGACGCTAGAGAAGCTGGGTTGCAAGACGATGATTGCCCCAAGTCAATCGGTCGTGGATGGCATCAACGCGGCGCGGCAGATCATGGGCCGGTGCTGGTGGGATGCCGAAAGGTGTGAGCGCGGCATTGAGTCATTGAGGCAGTACGCCAAGGACTACGACAGCATCAACCGGACATTCCGCCAGAAGCCCTTGCACAACTGGGCATCACACGGCGCGGACGCATTCAGATACGGCGCAATCACGAAGATCGCACCGAAGAAGAAGCGGGCTGAACGCTCGCTCTCACCCAAGATTGCAATGGTATGACAATGGCACGACCGAAGAAGACTGAGGATGGTGGTTTCACCATAAAAGCCCCTGAACCCCTGAAGCCGATCACTGACGGCAGAACGCGCCCTGATGCTTTGGCCCACGCAGTCAGCCTCATGGGTGACGCTGTGAAGCAGTACGGCCCTGTAGAGGCTGGTGACGTTGTGCTGACCCTTGCGAAACGATTTGAGGATTATATTGATGGCTGACCGCACCCCCGATAACAACGAAATCGGCTCCCTGCGCAAGATCATCCGCGACCACGACCGGCGGCTTGCTGCGCTTGAGGCTGCGTTGAATGAATTGCTGGTTGAACTCGATGACGAGAAAGAAGCAGCCTGATGAAGATGGACGAGCAGACGCTAAAGGCCATCCTGAAGGCCCATATTGCGTCCGCAGAAGGCTCACACCTCGCCGCTGGCACAAGCCTGTCAGACCAGCGCCAGAAGGCACTGGAATACTACCGTGGCGAGCCGTTCGGCAACGAGGTCGAAGGCCGGTCGTCTATTGTCTCGCGGGATGTGGCAGACACAGTGGAGTGGATGCTGCCCTCACTGCTTGAGATTTTCACGGCGGGTGACGACGTGGTGCGGTTTGATCCAGTCGGCTCTGAAGACGAGCGGATGGCAAAGCAGGCCACGGAATACTGTAACCATATCTTCACGAAAGAGAACGATGGCTTCCAGG